GGTTGACACCAAATATTCAGGTGGGAACCACTACTACCCTTGCCGCCGGAAGCTCTGCTACTGTAACACGTAGAGCTGATAGTCCCGATGCCGCACCTGTGTTTGATTTTGGAATTCCAAAAGGTGCTGATGCAGTAAATCCAGGGGATATGACCAAGGCGATTTACGATCCAAATAATAAATCGCAGGACATTTTTGCATATGTGGATTCCATTACGGATACTAAGATGCCGAAGACTGGAGGAACGTTTACAGGGCAGGTAAAAGCAGGATCATCAGGTCAGACATACAGTACTTATCTCCTGAGAAATAGTAGGTTGTCAGCATCAGAAGCCGATCCGACAGTAAACGGCGAAATCTGCTGGGTGTATGAGTGAGGTGGCGGAATGGCGCATAAAACACTTGTAAATGGCACGGCACATGAAATCAGTGGCGGGAAGACAATGGTAGCCGGTACGGCATATACCGTCAAATCAGGCCGGACGCTTGTAGGCGGGACCGGGTATAACCTGAGCTTTTTACCGCCTGTAGGAACTACACTAGAGGACCTTACGTGGGAGCAAATCAGCACCATTTCCGCAGCTGGACTGGGCAGTGTATATTTTAGTGTTGGAGACACTAAAAGTGTATATATCAGCGGCACAGTTGGGACAAGGACATTTAATACTACATTATATGTGTATATTTTAGGATTCGACCATAATAACGCTAATAACGCCATAGACTTTGGCACGTTTAAGACCGCCCAAACAAACGGCAAGGACGTCTGCCTGATTGACGGAGGATATGAGAATTCGTACACAAGCAGCACAAAGTATTTTAACATGAACCACGGACCTTCAAATAATTCTGGTGGGTGGAAGGGCTGCGACCTTCGTTACGATGTGTTAGGTTCTACCGATACATACGGCGCTAATGCAGGAACTACAACTGCTATAAGTCCCGTGGCAAATACGCTGATGGCTGCACTGCCTACTGAGCTGCGTATAGTAATGAAGCCCATGACAATTTATACAGATAACGTGGCGGGGGGGCCTTCGCAAGCTTCTAACATGAGTGCGTCAATCGATTATCTTCCGCTCCCGGCTGAGTATGAGATTTTTGGAAAAACGAACTATGCAAACACTGCCGAGAAGAACTACCAGAAGCAATACGAGTACTTTTCACTGGGGAATTCCAGGTTTAAATATAAATATAATTCACCGAGTATAGCAGCGGCTTGGCTAACACGATCCCCCTATATGGGGGCTAACTATTTCTGCGGTGTGCGCACAGATGGTTCTGCATTTATGATTGACTCATCATCTTCTTTTGGAGTCTGGCCGATTTTTAGAGTTTAATGGAGGAAAAATATGATTTATATAAAAGTCGAAGGCACCCTATATCCAGCGAAGGTCAGCGGCAAAGTGGCTGACCGAGATTGGGACAATCGAGAGAGCAAAGCAATCACATTAGTTGGTGATTTTACCACAGTAAACACGCTTTTTGCCGACGGGACAGCATGGTCTATTGTCAGCGAGGAGACTGTCCCCGTATTTGACGCGGAGGACAATCCTGTCCTGGATGCGACCGGCCAGCAGACCCATGAAACCAGACAGACCGAGTTCGACAACAGCGAGCTTTGTATTCGAGGGGACCTGACTGTCCATGTAGACGGCACTTGTACTGTATTGATGGGCAAACCAACTGACCTCGAAGACGCCTATGAAATCTTGTATGGGGGTGTTGAATAATGAATGCACGGGCAAAGGCGCTGGAGAACCTCTATCGTCGCAATAAAGTGACAAAAGACGGTCTTAAACAGGCGGTCATTGACGGAGTGATCACTCCTGAACAGTATACCGGTATCGTGGGAGAAGCCTATCAGGCATAAACATTTAGGGGGTTCTAAAATGCCAACAATCAATGAAGTGCTTGAACGAGTGAATCGTGTGAGACCCGATGCCTTTGACGATGACACGAAAGCCTCTTGGTTACTTGAATTGGACGGAAAACTCTATCACGAGGTGTTTCTGCGGCATTTCCTGAACACAGATGACGCTATACCAAAGTATCCGTTGTCCTATCCAGAAGATGGAGATGCCTCTTTGCTGGTGAGCAATCCCTACGACAATTTGTATGACCTATATTTGATGGCGCAAATCGATTTCCATAACCAAGAAGGCGAAAACTATAATAATTCCGCACTTGCATTCAATACGGCGCTGGACGAGTTCAAAAAGGAGTACCACCGGACCCATTTACCTGTGGGCATAGGTAGCTATCAGAATGTTATGTGAGGGGGCAGAAGATGAAGCTGCCATATTTTCAGTCTGTGAACAGAAAGAATAAAAAGCAAATCATCAATTTTGGCGGGCTCAATTATGGGCAGGGGGCTAGTGAAGGAGAGCTTTCAGAGAGCTTGGGGCTCTCCTCTGCCCGTTTCCCGTGCCTCTCCCAGCGGGATGGTAGAAAGACTGCAGGTTCTTATGAGCACGCCAGCGGCCTGTACGCAAGAGGAAAGCTGTGTGTGGTAGATGGCACAGACTTTCTGTATGACGGGAAAGTAGTAGGGCAGGTTTTGGAGGGGGAAAAACAGTTTGCTACCATCAATACCAAAATCGTCATTTTCCCGGATAAGGCATTCTATGATACTGCCACGGGTGAGTTCGGGAGCTTGGAGGCAGAATATATCGGATATCCCGGAAATGTGACCTTCACCGCAGACAAGATTACTTTCCCAGAAAAAAGCTATATTGAGCAAATAGCGGAAGATGAAGGCAGCATCACGGATGTACCGGCAAGCACGGAGATCATGGTGTATACGGAGGTGGATTTCAATCGGGAAACAGGTGTTTTAACACTGACTCCCGGAACGGAAAAAACGGCGGATACACTTACGGGAGGGGATATTATTCAGTATCAGTGTGATACGGAAAAAGAGTACCAGACAGTAAAGAGTGTTTTTAAGGACGGTAGCAGCTGCCAGCTTGAGTTTTTTATTCACGAAATCGTTCTTCACGAGTACCCACTGATAGATACATTTTTCAATCCCGGTGATGCGATAGAAATATCCGGATGTTCTACGTATCCTGCAAATAATGGAAGCCATATAATCCGTAGCATCGATAAAAGGACGCTGGTCTTTGATTCGAATCATTTTCCCGAAACAGGGGTTGAGGGCGGGAACGTTACCGTAGCAAGGAAAGTCCCGGCGCTTATCTGTATCTGTGAGTGTGACAACCGGATATGGGGAGCTGAGGGTACAACGATCTATGCCTCCGCTCTGGGAGATCCCAAAAACTTCTATGTGTATGACGGTCTATCCACTGACAGCTATGCCGCAGCGGTCGGTACAGAAGGGGCATTTACAGGATGCGTCCCATATTCCTCTACTGTTCTGTTTTGGAAGGAAAACTATGTCCACAAAGTGCTGGGCAGCTATCCGGCTCAATATGAAATTTATACCTATACGGTACCAGGTCTTCAGTTAGGTAGTGAAAAGAGCCTTTCCATTATCAATGAAACACTCTTCTACAAAGGACGCGGCGGAGTGTATGCCTACACTGGAGGCACACCTGAGCTTATAAGTGAAAATTTTGGGACGAAAAGGTTTTTCAATGCTGTTGCGGGCACAGATGGCGAGCGCTATTACATATCAATGCAGGACGAAAACGAGCACTGGGGACTATATGTCTATGATACATTGCGAGGAATTTGGTTGCAGGAAGATGAGACTCATGCAGCGGACTTTGCCCAGCTTGACGGCGTACTATACTATCTGGATGCGGCAACAGGCAATGTCATAATGGCCGGGCAGGATTATTCTGAGGAGGGGCGCATCTACTGGAGTGCCACCCTCTGCCCATTCAACGAGACTATCCACGGACGAAAGGGATACTCCAGGCTATATCTACGGGCGGAACTGGAGGCAGGATCATGGCTCAAAGTGGAGATCAGTACAGATGGGATGCCGTATCGACAAGTGTATTTAACACATAACGCACGTGCACGGACTTTGCAGATCCCGATTCTTCCTACGCGCTGTGACGATTTTAAAATACGATTATCCGGCAAGGGGACATGCTTGATTAAGAGCTTAGTGAGAGAGTTTACTATTGGCAGTGAGGTGTAAAGGATGGCTACAGTTTTACCAGGATCTCCACCTGCATTTAATCCAAATGACGTGGAAGCTACTGTAAAGGCGCTATGCAATTATCTACGAGGTTTTCAGGAAAACACGGACTATTTATTTGGCCAGCTCCAGAAGGCGCATATAGCCATAGAGGCTGATATATCCGAATTGAAATCCTCTAATGGGAGGGGGACGAGATAAATGGCATATTCGAAAGATAAGGACTACCAATATGAGATTGACCAGGCCGTGTCTTCCGGTGACTACCGGACTGCGGCACAGTTGGAGCAGCAGCGCAACGAGAAGATTGCCAGTGAGGGCCTGAATTATGGACAGACCAATAAGTATTCCGGGTGGCTGGACGACACGGACTATGCCGGTATTTTGAAGAATCAGATGGCAAGTGGGGCATCCGCCTCCGACGTCTCCGAGACCCTGGGGAAACGGGTGAATAAGGCAGCCGGTACGGAGGGGCTGTCACAGTATGCCTATGATGACCTCTACAGCACCGCTATGGACTATATCCTGAACCAAGGGAAGAACAATCAGTTCTCCTATGCCACGGCGCCGCAGTATGCCGATAAGTATGACGGGAAACTCAAAGAGCTGGCAGATGAAATTTTAAACCGGGAGCCATTTACATATGACCCGGAAAAGGATGAGACCTATCAGCAATATAAAGACAGTTACACCCGCAATGGACAGCGAGCTATGCAGGATGCTATAGGACAGGTGTCTGCACGTACTGGCGGCCTTGCAAGCACTTATGCCACCATGGCGGGGCAACAAGCATATGGCAACTATATGTCTGGCTTAGCAGACAAAATTCCGGAGCTCCGACAGCTCGCATACTCCATGTATGTGGACGAGGGGAACAACCAGAGAGCTAACCTTAACATGATGTCAGGCCTGCGAGAATTCGACTACAACAAATATCTGAACTCGCTGAATCAATACAATGTGGACCGCAACTTTGATTACGGTGTGCATCGGGATGAAATTTCAGATCAAAGGTACAATGATGAAACAACCTATAACCGTCAACAAGATCAGTATTTGAAAGATCAGGATAAAGCCGCGCTAATGGCTGCTGCTGGTGATTATTCTGGATATGCTTCTCTATGGAATCTAACCCCGGAGCAAACGCAAAAGTTGGTGGATTCTTATGCAGAGCAAAAAAATCTTTCTGAGGCTCAGGCGGCGCGTGATCTGGCCGATTGGCATGCGCAGTGGGGCGATTTTTCGAGACTCCAAGATTTGGGTGTGAATACCAGTTACCTATCCAAAGTTCAAAATGCAGAATTATCTGGATTGAGCGCCGCAAACCGTTCTTCCGGAAACACAAAGTCAGACAACTCCAGGGGATCCGCTTCCGAAGACTATGATGGTCTATTCCAGGCTGCTCTGGACAGTGGAAATCCCAACAGTTTTATTGCCAACCACTACAAGGAATATGGATTTGGCAAATCTACGGGGCTGGTAAATGACTACGAAACCTGGCTCTCCGATTTGAAGAAAAAGCCTTCTGATTCGGAGGACCCTACAGTCGATATGAATTCCGTCATTGCCTTGGGCTATGGACCCATTGACGCCGATTTTTTGGCACAGCTTGAGGCTGAGGGGAAAATTGAGAGATATGTAGAAGATGGAAAGATCCGGTTTCGAAAAGTAGCGAATAGTTTACCCAATTTAGGCTCTTTCTGGGGAGGCTCAAAATAATGGCGGCAAAAAAAGATGATTTTACCAACAGATATCTGGCCAAGCGGCAGGAGTTGATGCTGAATGGTACTTCGGGAAAACCAGCTGCCCCGTCAATCCAGCTCAACAGTAGTAAAGAACAGAAACAGTCGCAAGCGTCTTTGTCAAAACAGCAGGCAGATATCCTGATGAAACCGCCCGCATCTGAATTGCCTGTACCTCAGTCTACCACCATCGAGCAGCCAAAGCCCACATATAAATATTCAATTCCTCTGGATGTACCAAACTACGCTCCTACCTCTCAGGACTACGACGATAAATATCGATCCGCAGTCCAGCAAATGAAGCAGCTAAGAGATGAGAATGAAGCCATAGATAGTAAACTTAGAGGCGGCCTACAGTTTTTTGATACTCCCCAGATACAAAAATATAAGAAGAAGTATGCAGAGAACGCAGAGAAATTAAAGGCCCTCCAGATGGAGGCCAATCAATCCAGGATAACCGCTGACCGCATCAAAAAGAAGGATGAGGAACACCAGGCCAGTACCAAAAAGCTTTCTGATATTCGCCAGGTCCCGCAGATCAACGCTCCAGGCTATCAGAAATATGATGCTCTTATCCAGGAGCTTTACAACAAAGAGGGGAATATCTCAAAAGAAGACCGGGCGAAGGTAGAGAAGGCCATTGCTGAATTGAATCTTTTCAAGTCAGGTAATCCAGATGAAAAAAGCATCGCTACTCAGTATGCGAAAGCACTCAGCGAAATCCCTTTGCCTGGACTTGGCAACCGAGTTGGGAGTGCTCTGAAGAATTTTGCTTTTAACGTAGCAGGCAGCGGAGAGCAGATTGTGAGAATGGCAGGTGCTTTTGCGGATAAGGCGCATGAAAATTGGACCAATCCGAATGCGCTGAAAGATGTATGGGATATCAACTTAAAGGCCATTTCTGGAGGGCTAACAACTGAGGATCGTGCCAAAGCAGAACAATATATGCCGGAGCCTGTTACGGAGAATGAGAATTTACGTCAGGCGCAGGTATATGGAGAGAATGTCTCCTATGGCCTTGATAATCCAGTTGCCAAATTCGGGGTTGATTCTGCTTTATCGCTTGCCAATTACGGCGGGGAGCTCCCGCTGCTGT